AATCTCATCTGTAAGTTTCCTCCAAACAATAGTGCATTGAGGACTAGAATATTTTTTGAAATTATACCCATGCTCTCCCAACTCCTCAATAAAACTAATCAGCGTTTGCTCCTGAAAAAAAGCACAAGTATAACCCTCTAATATCTCATCATATAATGAAAATTTACCACCATGTCTTAGTACAGAGAATGGAAATGATTTCATGCTATTAGTGATAAAATCTTTGGTCAATACAAAACATGCATCAATCCATACTGTGTAAGAATTTTTTGGAAAAAATTCATGAGCGTTTGCTTTTACATAGAATGCAAAATCTCTGGGATCTTTTATATCTAAATCTAATTCTACATAAATCCATGGTTGCACAGAGGTATTGATACTACCATCGTGAAAACAAACATATTTTACATTAGGATCGTAATAAGATTGTTCTGGAAGCACATCATAATTATTTGTAATACATGTATAAACTATCAACTCCGTATCAATATCATTGCCAAACTCATATGGTAGTGTATCAATTGAAGATTTTATAATCAAACTTGTAATGTCTTTGAATCTCCACACATTATGCAATTCAGTTTGTAGATCTACAATTGATTTATTTGTAGGTATGTCAATACAAAAAGACTGATTGTATGGTTTGATTCTATTTGGTTTTGATAGATCCACCATGGGATCAGATTTTCTATCTGCCTTGACCACCAGATACTCTGCCACTGAACTTGAGATTTGATCTCTGTTTACCCCCATCATATACCAATCTCTCCATACATTACACCAAGTTATAACAGTAGGGGTGAGTCTTCTCCATATCACACAGTTTATAGTTTGATCATAATCATTTGGTTTGTAACCCTTGCTCTGCATGAGTCGTGCCATATCTATGATCTCATCTTTTGTAGAGAAACCACTGGCATGTAATTTATTAAACTCTCCTGTGAGAGATCTACGATCAGGGTGTTTAGGAAGCATAAAATCACCCTTATAATTCCTAGAAAATTCTACGAGTTCTTTTGTTATGTTGTAAGATGCATCTACCCATACAGTATAATCTCCCTCATTGAAGTAACAATGTGGGAGATGTTTTGGATGATATGATTTTCTTACTGGGCATTCCTCGTCAACTTCTAACCTGACATATTCCCATGGTGCTTTAGTAGTTTCTATCGTGCCATCATGAAAACAAACATACTTACAATTTACATCATAGTACGCATCAGGAACTGCATCATATCCGTTAGTAATGCATGTATAAAATATCATTCAGTCATCTTTTTGCTGCTACTGCTTCGCTGATTGTTTTGTTTGTAACATTACCAGGTTCTCTTATAAACCAACCAGTTGCAATATACTTAGACAATTCTCCTGTAAGAAATGCACCACGATGCATATGAGTATATGCTGCTGGCCATAAAACAAGTGTGCCTTTTTTAGGTTGGAATGTAATTTCTTGATGATAAAAATCTGTTGCTCCCCCATTCTCTAGAGGAATATCATTTAGATATATCATCCACGTTAGAACTCTATCTCTGTATAAGAAGTTACCATTCTCACAATGCCATACATGATACCCACCACCAGGATCTGTGCGTTGTAATTTACATGTCCATGATGATACAGGGTCACTTGCATCGACTAAACCAGAATACTTTTTGACATAGATTTCAAACCCTGCTCCAACTGCTTGGTTGACCTGTGCTGTCATAGTCTGATCACATATCTCTAAGTATAATTGATGATCTTTTCTACCCATTCCACCCTGTGGAAATTGAGTCTTACCATCATTGAAATGATCCAAAGTGAATTGACGATCACCCATCTTTGTGACATTATGAGTGGACTCTTGATTCTTAAAATATTTTTTTGTATACCAATATTCAAATAGGTCTACAAGTGAATCACAGAATTGTGGGTCAACAAAATTATCAAATACTCCTATCGCCCCAAAATCTTTCATGCCTGTGAACTCTGGTTTCGCAGGTTTTGGATCGTACTCATCACTTTCAAGTGGTGTAATTGTTTCAGTCATTTTGTAATTGGTTTAGATAAACAGATGGTGGAACCCTGCCGACATACTCGTCTAGTTCCATAATTTGATCTACGGTATGATCGACAGCTTGATGCTCCCAGAACTCCTGTAATGCATTATTACTCCCTTTGTGAAAAATGTCAATATGTTCTTCATGAATTGATGACCCCATGTCTAATCTGTAATTTAATAAAGGTGTAGAATATGATTTACCACTATCAAGAATAAGGTCTTCTGATACTGCCCTTGGTCTTATATTTTGATCCAGTTTCCATTGCGATCCACGTTTATGAATCTTCAAACATTTTTGTGCATGATGACGTGTAATCAAATAACATGCAGCAGAAAAATCATTTACAAATCTATGATGCAATTTCAATGTAATCCCATTTGGATTTATGATAGTTAGTTGTAAACAATCAAAATTTACAGGAACACGTTTTCTAACTTCTTTCCATGTAAATGTCCAACTACTAACTGGAGATAAATCGACATCATCTTCCATGATGATGATTTCATCAAGATCAGTTTCATTTACAAAATATTCAAGAGCAGATAGATGTGACATTACACATGCGATCTCTCCCTTGTTCATATTATCAGGGAGTGTTCCCTTCAATAGTTCTTCGTATTCATAACCATCTACACCTGATATTCGATGATGGTTTTTTATTCCCCAATAGGAGAGATGGTCTTCCATATATTTTTTTCTTTCTGTGCAACGATCAAGATTGATCCACAGAACCATAGGAAACCCATCTAGTTTTTTTATTGCTTTATTCTTGTCCACCATCCTTTACACCATCTTTCACTCCTCTTACAGTCATGTAATCAGGATTACTATAATACTCTACAAGTTGTTTACGAGTCATTTTACTCAACTTCAACCATAGAGATCTATTGTTTTCAATGTGTTCATTATTGAACCAAGAATTTTTTGTACGTCCATGTTCCATATGAAATACTGGTTCATTGATTCTAAGCACCTTAGAACAAGTATTGAATCTATGATACCTTTCATCATCTTCATATCCATATGCAATGAATCCCTCATTCTCAGCACCAAATTTGATGTATTCTTTTGTATCAAAGAATTGACAGAAACCAAACTTAGCATCATATGAATTTGCCTTTCCTTGAAAAGCACTAAAATTAAAGTTTGAGTTTACAAATCTTGTGGCATCATTATCATCTATAAACAATTGATATTGAAACTCTCCATAACCATAAGGGTATACAACTTTTATCTCTTCATCTTTATACCCATTCAGTATCACATTCTGTGCTTGAATGTAGGTGTTCATTGGTAATAATATATCTGCATCATAATTACACACTACAGGTGTCTCAACTAACATCAACATGTCGTTTATAATTTTTGTTCTGTGAAAAACAAAATCTTCTGTCTCCTCAAAGATGTGGTGTATATTATGCATCTTGATTGGAGGTACTACCTGATCAAGCATGGGAACAACTTCCTTTAGGAATATGGATTCCTTATCATGCTCTTTTATTATCACCTGAGTATCAAAATTTTTTAGAAGATACACAAGCGAGGTAGTTATGTTTCTTATTCTATCGGGGGTCTCGCACCTCAATGGAATAATAAATGTCGTCTTTGTAAGATCCCATGAATTCAATGGTTGAATTTGTAGATCCTCATACATTCCAAGATCAGGAATCTCTACTCCCTCTTGAATGATTGTATCTGCCATTACTTTAAAACCTCCCAATTGCTACAGTATAGATCAGATGTAATATGGTTCCTAGTATAACCTATTCCGAACCATTTGTCAGGTGCTATAATCCTTTTGTTAGGATTACTACTCAACCATGACCCCCACCAACTAAATGATGAGTTGGCGATAATAAAATCAGAACACAAACTCATCATGCACAAGTCTGCAAGATTGTCACCACCTTCTGAGACAAGGAACCTGTCATCAGGGAACTCAGTGCTACACCATTCAGGATCATCAGAAAAAATAATGACAGTGCGATTTGAATCAAACTTTGATAGTGCAGCATCATAATACTCCTTAGGACATGGTGGATGATTGTCACAGTTCTGTATATAGTCACCTCTGCGAACATGTAATGCTATTGGATCATCTACAGTCGCAATCATTTGTTCACAAGGGGTTTTGATTTCATTTTTAAATTCAAAATCTTCCCTTATCTCATCCTCAATATGCTCAAAATATTTTGTGCTTTGAAGATAAGCGTATACATTATGACCGTCAGGCATATTATCAAATAAGTTTTGGTCAAAATGGAAGTGTGCTTCTTGAACATATCTACCTGCACAGGTGCCTATGTTTGTAAGTCCCTTCAATTTGAATGCCTCAAAGAGTTGATGGTCTGTCCACTCGTCTTTGAAGTCGCTATCAGGTATCATAAAATCAAAACCACGATGAGCAGCGATGCCTCGTAGTCCTGCATACTGGAACATTTGATTACCCAGTCTGCCATGTCTACCTAAATGGTTGAATCCTATTGTCATGATGAATGTTTTTCTTTCAAGTATTCAATCTCTTTTGGTAAGAGATCTTCGTATTGTCTTTGTGTTTGATTG